TTGAAGAAATCAAATATGCTGCTTGCCAGTGTGGTCTGAATATTGCGCCCTGCCTGTTTCCACAGCTCAGTTACCTGGTCAGTCGTGCTTTGCGTCTGATTCTGTAATTCCTTTTGCAGCGGAATCAGACCTGCAATTTTTTTGCGCGCTTCAATTTCTGAGTTAATCTGCGAGACTATTTCGGGGTCTTGCTGTGCTGCGCGTTTTTCTTCCAGGCGTGCGATCGTTGTTTTTTCAACCGCAAGCCTTAAGTCAATTTGATTTTCTTTTGCGAACTTCAGCGCAGTTATTTCATTTTCGAGAGCGTCAAGCTGTTCGTTTGCTTTTGCTGTGCTGTCTGCGTACGGCTTGAGCAAATCAGCGCGCTGCTTGCGCTCGATCTCAAGCAATTTGATGTATTCGTGCTCACGATCAAGAGCGAATGCTTGCGCTTTATTGCGCCCGTCAATCGCCGTCTTTTCATCGTTCAGCGACTTAACCAGAGGTGCTTGCTGTTTTATGCGCTCTTGCGTTGACTTGGTTGATTCTTGAACAGCAGTATTATTTGCGCTCCATGCCGAGGTAACGCCGTCAATTGTGCTCTTGAAGTTATCTGCCAAGTCTTTTTTGACCTGCTGCACGATCTCGCGCGCCTGGCTGAAGTCGCCTTTTGCTATTGCCCCCCACATGGCCGCAATGCCACCGAGAGCCGTTCCGACTGTTTGAAAAGTGCCTACTACCGCAACGCCAGCTGTTGCCAATCCACGAAACGAAGCAGATATAATGTCCGCAGTAGTTTTGATCTTGTCGCCATCGGTTGCTGTCTTGAAGAATTGCTCAGACAAACCTACAAGGGTAGGTAACAATTCCGCAGCAACACTGCGAGTCACGCCTGATGCACCTTGTCCGATAAGGTCAAGCGTATCGTTGAATTGTTCGGCTCTTTTGGCAGTTTCTGAGCTTAAAGTCAGACCGAGCTTTTGGGCTGTTTCGTCAAATTCTCTCAGTGAGTCCGATCCGGCATTTAAAAACGGAATGAGATCAGCGCCAGATTTTCCGAATAGTTCGATTGCAAGCGCAGTTTTGGCTATTCCGTCTTGATAACCAGCGAACTTGTCTGATACTTCAGCGAGAATTTGTCGCGTGCTTTTTATATCGCCGTCAGCACCTTTAAGCGATATGCCCATTGCAGCAAACGCTTCATTACCTGACGCGACATTTTTAGACAGCTTCGATATGCTGGTTTGTAGTGCATCAGCACCAAGACCGGCTTGACGATAAGCCAGTTCTAAACCGGCAATATCCTCGACCGCTACGCCTATTTTTTGGCTTAGTTTGTTGACTTCATCTGCCGCATCGATAGCACTTTTTATGCTTGCAGCGATACCACCTACAGATATACCAAGACCGGCAAGTGCAGCTACTGTTTTTGATGTGCTGCTGGATAGACTATCAAGGTTATTGTTTACAGACGCAAACGCAGCAGCCGTTGAGTCTTTGGCTGTAATGTCGATTTGTGTGATTGCGCCTGTCATTTCGCCCGTTTACTAGCCTGATAGTCTTTAAGTGCAATGAGGTTATCGATAAATAACTCAATCTCATCGTTGCGAATTTCTAGGTACTCGGCTACATCGTCCATTGCTTTCCAGTCGAGTTCTCCGCCCATGACATTGAAAGCGTGTACTGATACAGCTTGAATACCTTGCAATCTAACTGGCTCAACGCCCGGTATGTTCTCTCCGAACTCTTGAAACGTGAGCCAGTCAGTTATTTTTTTTCGTTTTCAGCCTTGCGCAAAAACCTATCCTGAGCGTCCTTGATGATCTCTGCCACGATTGGCCGATACCATTCAGGCTTCTCTGCAATAACCTCGCTGAAGTCATCGCGATTGAACTTGACGGTCGTATCCTTGCCGCCCTCGATCAAATCGGATTCCTTTACTCCTTCCCAGCCATCAATGTGTATTCTGCAAATCTGCGAATCAGTCGTTGCTTGCGCTGCGTATCGGCTGAACTCTTCAGGTGTAGCGCGCGTGCCGGTGAAAGTTAAATCTCCGACATTTATTTCAATGCTGCGCGCAGCACGTAGTCTTTCTGCTATGGAACTCATGACGAGAACCATTGCGGTTTTTTACGCAATGTCAGAGAGATTTGTGCAGTTGCTGCTGCGCCGACAGAACCATCGAAGCCGCGACCACCAGAGCAATATGCGTTGAATAGCGCCTTGTATCCATTCGCCAGAGTCAGAAGGAATGCTCTACGCTCTTGCGCAGCATCAGCCGTCTGAACTTCACCGACAGCAGTAGAAAGAGGATTCGCAATACATGCCATCGTGCCTTTTTGTGCCGATGCATGGCCGAATGCAATCTGACGCTCATCATCGTGAATCGACGTAATATCCAGTTCATCCGGGGATGAATCCGGCAAAGACAGGTTGGTAATATTGTCAAACGATGCGCCGAACGTGATTTTTTTCGCCGTGCCGCCGCTCGTATATGTTGTGAAGTTGGTTGAGTCCAAGCCTTCGCACACAAATGAAACTGTTGTTGACACCGACTTAACGCGAACAACCATGTCGTTGATTTGCGTCATACCGCCAACCGATTGAATCAGCACATAATCGCCAGCGCTGTAGTCGTGCGTCGCCGTCACGACCGCTTCGGATACCTTAGAAATACCTGTGATTGTTTTAGCCGATGCGAGCGCGGTCTGAATCTGCATGACCGCGTTGCGCAGAATTAGAGGTGTTGCTGCCATTTATTTCTCCAGCGTCTCGCGACGTTAGGATTAATCTATCTGCCCAGCGCTTCACAGCGTTAGGGCAGCCCTTTACTACAAAGCTGTCTGTGGTGCGTTCGATTCAGTCCACAAATCTTTATAAAAAACCATACTGGCGCGTCCTATTGGTTGCTCTCCGCTGCCATCAAACTCGATTTCTGTAGCTTGCAGATACATTCCTTTCACAAGCGCGCTTGAAGCATTTGCAATTGCCGTTTCTACCTCGCTGCAAATCGTATCCAATGTGTCATCAAAACCAGTTACGCCTCGTACAATCGCTTCAATTCTTATATTCGTACGCCGCTGCTGCTGATAAGGAAGATGCATTGTCATAACTTCAATTTCATCTCCGCTAGACGTTATCATCAAACATGGCAGGTCAGTTTCACTTAGCGGATAAACTCTATTGCTGAATACTTTGCTGCCGGTTGTCGTTAATCCTGTTACCGCGGTTGCGACAGCTTTTCTAAGTTGCTCACGTACATGGCTCATTGCAATTCTAGAACTAAAGTTGTCAGTCTTGCCGTTTCATCCTGCTTGATGCGCTTCACTTTGTAAGTGCTTGCGCCTCTAACCAGAGTTGCGTCATAAGCAACGCTTGCTGCATCACTCGATTTACATGTAAATACTGGTTTTACAGTCTGTACGTAGTCGACCTCGACAGGCTCTTCACCGAACATTCCGGCTACAGCAACGCTTCCCAGCGTGACCGTTTCACCGAACTCATCAGTATCAAAGAACGTGTCAAGGTCTTCGGCTATCATTTATCTTTCGATTTCTTTGATTTTGCAGCTTCAGTTTCATCAACGATTGGTTGATTCACTTCTGCCTCGACTATATTCATCAGCAGTGCTTTAGGTATATCTCCGTCATAGCCGATTACTTCGCCTACTTTAAACATGACGGGGGTTGCTACCGGTTGCTTAATCATGTAAATGTCAGCCTCAACACGCTCAAGCTGGTGCATGCGATCTTTAGCTTGTTCAGGAGTTAATTGAAGCAAACCAGTATGAAGCTTAATCGGAGATTCAATGATCTGATATTTGTTCATGATCAAATCATCGTCACATAGCATGAATTTTGCCAAACGCCATATCCTGCATTGCGCCATGCATCAACACCGATCAATATTTCTTTGTGCTTAAAAGTATGGTCTGAACCTTCCCCAAGAACTTCAATATTAGGGTCTGTTTCAGATTGACGGATAAGCGCTTTAATCGGGCTATCGGTACGGAATACAGCAAATGATGCCGTCCATGTCGATAAACGTGGATTCAGCTCAACATCGACTTGCATTCCTTGCATGCCGTTTGGATTCAGGTTTAATGCAACAGCAGCACTTAGTAGCGTGCTTGTTGCCGCAACTGCTTTTTGCCATAGCGCAGCTGTCCCAACCACAACCAAGAAACGGCGCGCGCTAGAATTACGCGGACGGCCTTGATCGTCCTTAAAACTCAGGATTGCAGCTATACCTTGAATGATAGATTGCTGCATTTCCTCGATACTTGGGTCTGTGGTGCTGCCGTGAACAGCCGCAGCAAGAGCAGAAATGTCTACAGACAGGTCGTTGCTTTGTGTCCCGCTGCTGCCTTCGGAGTGTGTGGTATCAAAAAAGTAGCTGCCGTCATAACAAGCTGTTGACGGAGCAGCAAGGATAAAGTCGCTTAGCAAGTCTTCCCAATGACGCACGCCTTCTTGCACATGCTCTTGAATTCTGATTTTCAATTGCCCTGTTTTGTCTCTGCGTAAATCCTTAACAGCAATCGGCAGCGTGCTTTCAAAGTGCTTATTAATGATAGTTACGCTGTTTGCTGAAAGCGCTTTAGGATTTCTGCCACCAAGCCATTCCCTCATCATCGGAGTGAACCCGAGAAAAGGGTACTCTTCCAGAGCTTGATTGGATTGAAACAGGTTTGAAACTCCATCAACCCATGACGGCATTTGAGCTGCCGCCATTTGTTCCATATACATGCCGATCACTGCGCGGCTTGATAAAATACTTTGATCTGCCATTTATTTCTCCAGCGCCGTCACGGCGTTAGGTTTTGGAATTGCGCGGTCACAGCTTCACAGCTTTACCGCGCCTCAGTATTACTTATGCTCTAGCTCTGTGTTACCCAGGTTCCTTTATAACCTGCGATAATCGGGCCGTTTGCGTCACCAGTAACAAGCTCAGTAAAGTCGCCACGATTAGCTGTGGCTTTCGTATTTACCCAATCCTTGTTATCAGTTCCACCAACATCTGGGCCTTGAATCTTATCAGAAGCATTAGGGCTTAAATTGATCGCCACAGTGCCATATGACCCGCCATTAACAAACACGCAGTTAAGAGGCGTTGCCACTGCTGCCAGAGTTATAATCACAGCATCCGTATTAACCCAGAACAGTTTGCCGTTGTCTTGAATATCAGTTGTAAAATTTCCTATCACAGCTTCGCGCACTTTGTATTTTATCCACGGGTCACGATAACAAGGCGCGTCAAAATCTACTATTGCAATGCCAGTGGTAACAAAACGCTTGACGAATCCAATAAACACGCCACCAACAGGAGACATTTGAAACGTATCGTCATCAGTTGCGTATACCGGCTGATGCAAGTCTGTTATGGTTACGCCAGATACAGTAAGCTGCACCTCGCCTTTTTTTACAACATTTACATTGATTGCTGCTGCTGCCCCTGTTGAATTATCTGCTTTGCTATTAGCAAATCCGCCGAATTTGTCGGCAGATGTTAATGGCCTAGCATGACCTGTTGCTTCAACAATACCAACAGCGGCGCCCTCATAAATAATGTCCGAAGCGATTACAGGAATGTCGCTATAATCACCAATCTCATAAGGACGCTGTTTGTTTGCGTCTAAAGTAGTCATTTAATACCCCGTTATCTCGTTGCGTGAATTTTTAACTTGCCTGTTGCGTTCGCTTTTTCGTAGCCTAAGTAAGCTTCAAAGTTGCCGAATTCAGCACGGATACTTGCATCAGAATCCCAAGCGTCCTTTGCCCATTCCTCAACCGGCTTAGTCTTGTCGATTGCGCCAGCAGGCTTTTCAATGTCTGGAACTGCTGCAAGTGGAACAGGCTTTGGAGCATCATTTGAAAATGCAGCATGTGCCGTTGTACGCAGCTTGTTTTCTGCTGCAACGATTGCCAGTGCAATATCACCAGCAGTTGATTTGCCGTCAAATTTCATTTCGTTAACGATGGATTCATGCCCTGCCAGTCCAGCAGATTCGCATGCTTGAATGCGCGCGCGTTCTGCTTCAGCGCCTTCTTTTGCAATCGCTGATGCAACTTCAGGATATTCCGCTTTGATTTTCTCAATCGTCATGGCAACCGTTGCTGCTGGCTGCGCTTCTTGTGTCTGTGCTTGCTTAGTCATCGGCCAAACTCCTTGTGCCATGTTGTTAATCGTTGTTTCCATATTTGCAATGTGATCGATCATGCCGCGCCGTTGCGCTTCTTTACTAAGAAACACTTTGCCATCTGCCATGCGTTCCAGCACGTTTTCTGGTGTTGTGCCGAGATTTGCCGCGACTTCATCCACAAAGATTGTATAAAGCTGGTCGACTTTTTCTTGCATGTGCGCCGCGCCTTCTTCAGAAAGCGGAGCGTATTGACTGGTAATGCGCTTGTACTTGCCTGCGCTTATCTCGGTTGTTTTGATTCCGGCTTGCTCTTCTGCTTTGGACACATCTTGGTGCGCCATCACGACACCAATTGATCCGATTTGCGTGGTATTTGAACTTGACACAACTTCATCAGCAGCCGATCCGATCCAATATGCCGCGCTGGCCATAGTGCCATCTGCAAAAGTGACAACAGGCTTATGTGTCTTTGCTTGCCGGACAACTTCAGCAAGGTTTTGTGTGCCGTCTACCGTTCCGCCAGGGGAATCGATGTGAAGCAAGATTGAATTGACTGATTGATCTGCTAAAGCAGCTTTAATGTCACGCTCGATGAGCTGAGTAGAAGCGCCGCCGGAAATCTGGGTCATCATGTTCATGCGCTTGCCGATGACACCTTGAACTGGTATTACCGCAACGCCATCACGAACCGTATAGCCTTGATCTTGGCTGATTAAAGGTTTACCGATGCGCGCCTCAACAGCAGCAATGTCGATTGTTTCGCCGTGTACATGCGATTGATAAACTGCGCAAATTTCGCGCAATTTTTCCGGCTGGATAGCCCAAGGCGATGTGATTACATCAGATAGGTGCATGCGAACAATCCTTTTAGATTGCTCGCACTATATTGATCAATCTTGTAACATTTAACCGGTAAAATGTAACTTTCTCTATGTCTGTTGCGGCAAAGATACTGATTGCTGCGGGTCTTGTTTAAGTCCTTTGTCGATCATTATCTGATTTTCTTTTGCGCGCTGGTTGAGATTCGCTTCCCAGTCTCCGCCATCGAATGCTGCCGCTTCTTTTTCGAGCGTGGATACGCCAGCGTTCATTCGAGTCACCGCCGCGTTTATTTCTTTTTCAGGATCAATGCTTCCAGGCCCATCGCCGATCCAGCTTACCCGCGTATATGCTTGTCGCAATCTTGCGTCTGCGAAAAATCCGGGCGCTTTAATACGACCTGTAGCCACCGCCTCTTCAAACCACAGATTTTTAATCGGTTCGCAGAAATATGTAGCCATGAAATCGCGCCGGACACGCACAAAACGCCAAAAATCAAGCAATGCTGCGCGGCTTGCTGAGTAGCTGCTTGAAAAATGTTTAATTAGAACTTCAAATGGAATTTCCAATACTGGCCCAATTTGCTTGAGCATGGACAGGAAAAACGGGTCATAATTGGCATTTGGACGGCCAAGATTAGGCACATCGATTGATTCCCCTGGCGCAAGGTTGATCATGTTTGCGGTTTCGTCCATATCAACCGACCCATTCCATGATCCGGCCTTGTCGAGATACTGATTGCGAGCCGTATCGTCAAACAATGACGCAAAAGCATCCGCATCCATTTTAACGAAGATCGCCAATGCGGCCGATACGACAGCGGCCTGTAATTCAGCGTCAGAATAGCGCGCAAGTTGCTTCAAATGCTCGATAACTGGCGCAAGATAAGGAACTCCCCGAATTTGTCCAGGTCGTTTGCGCTCAAACAGGTGGATAACATTAATCCTGCCTGATGCGCTGCGCGCGTCTATTTCTGTCCACTCATTGCCGGTTGCGCGCATTGCGCCAGGGTGTTTTTTTGCTATGTCATACCGGATTGCCGCGCCGTTTGCGTCTATTGTTACGCCTGAAATCTTGGTTTCAGAGTCCATTGCGTTGCTTTTGTTGCATAACCGATCTGCTTCTATCAACTGAATTGCAAGAGAATAAGCGCCGCCTCGATTAATGGCTGGTGTTATTGCCAGAACGTCACCAGATTCAAGCATTGAACGCAACGCAAGTGCTTGCAGTCCGTAAAAATTCATCGTTCTTGTCGCAGCACAGTCAGTGCTGTTGCACCATAGCAAGTATTCTGCCTCTACTTCACGCTTCCAAGCGCTCGCTTGCTCATCAGTCCATCCTAGCACCTGCAAATCCGGATTTGATTGCATTGACAAACCTGTCCCGATCACATTTGTGACAGCCACATTGATTGCTGCACCACCGACCGGCGCATTGCGCGCCAAATCGCGAGAACGTGAGCGCAACATTGGTAAATCTATAATAGTGTCCGCATTTGCGTCACCGGCGTATGGATTCCAATTGCGTAGCGCTTGTCTGCTTCTCGATGCGCCGTTATATCCGCCTAGCAAAGCCAGTGCTTCGCGCTGAATCAATCTGTTTTTTGCTGCTTTCGGGGAAAAATACGCGATGGCCTGATCCAGAAAATTCATTTTTGCCATGCTACCACCCTGGAGAAAGTGTGCGTCTACGGCCATTTCCGGTTGCGCGCGCTGAAAGCTCTTGACAGCGCTTATTCCACAGATCAATTCCTTTCTGAATTTCGCCAAGATTGGCGCGAGTCATGCGCCTTCCAGCTAGTTCGTACTCCTGACCGAGCAAAACCTTTGCTTCTGCGTTCAGGTATTCTTGCAAACGATCTTGTGCATCTGCGAGCGTGATTCCGGCCATATATACTCCTGTTTTCTCGCATGATAGAACAGGTAATTAGTTACATTTAACCGGAAAAATGTAACTATCTTGCTTTTAACAGCCTATAAATGTGTACTCTTGAAATTCCTGTGTTATCTGATATTGAAGCGACCGAGTTTCCTTCTCGTAATTCTTTTATGACCTGCTGCCGCTTGCGTTCTTTGCTCTTTTTCATAGCAATGTAAGACTCCGTCCCGCCCCATTGCTGCCTGATTCTTGTTTCCTCATTCTCAAGTTTTACGGCAATCTCGCCCTTGAAATCGTCTCCAAGAATGTTTTTGACGCGAGTGAATATGTCATCAACAATGTCTGTCATTTGAACCTCGCAAAGTTGCTAAGTTGAATTTTTCCTGGTGATACAGTTAACTTCGTTTCGCGCGCTTCGATTGATTCTTCCAAACGCTTCCAATCTGATTCAGTAAACCTATGCGCGCGAATGGTTGCATGGTGAAGCGCCGCATATGAATAAACGAGCGTATCAAGCGGCTCATTGCGGACACCGGGCTTTTTATCGTATCTGCGCTTATTTGTGTTGTACGTTTCACTTACCACCCCAGCAAAATAATCATCTTGCAAATATTCACTGAAATGCAACGTTATTTGATCCGGTTCTTTCCCGCTGTCTTTCTTGATTCGAGAAAATAGCGCGTGCTTAATCTCAATAGTTCCAACGCTGTGCAGCATGACTCCGCGCTTGTCTGACACACCTTTCCACGTTACGTCTTGCATGCTTCCTTTGCTCAATGGCTGCGCGTTGTAGCGTGTCGCGCCGTGTATCGCTATCGGACATTGAATACGTTTTGACCGGACAAAATTCTTTACCGCCTCGCCACGGTGACCGCCGGTATCGATTGCGCTGGCAATAACTCGCAATTGCCCGCCGGATTGGTGCTCAATCGGTGTATTCAGCAATTCAACCAAATCATTCCAAACCTTATCTTCTGCCGGATCGCCCGGTAACTCCACGTAATCGATAACCCATGCTTTAAAATTTCTACCCCATCCGACTATCTGAACTGCCAAGCGGTTATCTTGTGTATCAACGCCAGCGGTAAGCATCAGCACGCCATACGGACACCAGCGCAGCTTGTAATTTTCTGCCCTGTCACGCAGCGCCTGAAACGTGGCAACCTCAGTCGTGCGTTTGAATACTCTTGCAAGGCGCGTATTCAGGAAAACGATCATTTCGTGATCTTGACCGCGCTCGTGCGCTTCTTTTGCTTCATCATGCTGATTCATTAAATCAGTCCATGAGAACCACCCATAAGGCTGGAACATAGCGGAAATAGTGAAGCTTTCTGTCTTGGATTCCTGCTTTGCATCACTCCACAATCCATTCTTGAACATGGCCGGTTTGTCATAGTCATGGTGCATGCCGCCGCACTCTGAGCATGGATACATGGCTGTGCCGCCTTCGCCTCGCACCAAGTTTTCAAAGATCAACGGCTGCGC